TTGGTGGAACAGATTTAACGCCAGGTGTATCACAGGGTTCAGCAATTGTGCAGGACTGGGGTGACGGTGTTCTATTTACTTCAACTAATAACCAAGCATGGTCATCTTACCAAGATGAAGATATGAAGTTTACTTTACGAAGAGCTAACTTTAGTGCTTCAAGTGGTAGTATAACATTAACACCAAATAATCCAGAGTTCTTAACTGTTGGTAATATTACTGGTCAATTTAATGTTGGTGAAATGATTTACCAAGACGATGCAACACAGCCAAGTGCTAATACAGTTTCAGTAACAAGTGGTAGTACAACAGTTACTGCTGGAAACGGACTAGACAATTTCTATAGTGCTGGTGATTTCATCAGACTATTTGCTAACAGTCCAGCTTCAAATGGATTATATAAAATTGCAACAGTAGATAGTGCAATACAAATTACTCTTGAAACTCCTTACGGATTTGCAAGTGGTTCTGTATTCCATTCACCAGTTACAGTTGCTGAATTATCTTATTTAGATAAACGTAATGCTACAATCATGCATTTAGAAAACAGTTCGGCAAAAGCAACAAGAAAATTTGGACCTTCTGCTAAACCAATTAAAGGCTTAGATAGTGAAGTTAGTGCAGATGCAGTAAGTGTAGACAATATCAATATTAGTTATATGCAACCATTTGTTTCTAAAGTTAATGATTCTGTTTCTTCAACAACATTTGACGGAACATTTGTACCAACAGATAATGTTAACATTACATACGACTTACCACTTCAGTTTAATAACAATAATCATTTTAATGAAAAGGGTGTAGTTCTTTATAGTACATCGAATGACCCATCTGGTTCAAAATCGTTTGATTTAAAAGTTAATATGGAAAATGGTGGTAATACAACATCATCTCCATTTATTGATATGGAAATTTCTAAATTACTAGCTTATCAATATACTTTATCAAACACTGCAACAGATACATCTAAATATATTTCTAAAACTATAGAGTTATCAAGTGATTTAGATGCTGAAGATTTAGAGGTCATATTAACAGGTTACAGACCTAATGGTTCTGATATTAAAGTTTATCTTAAAGCACAAAGCCCATTTGATGGAGCTGCATTCGACACATTAGATTGGACAGAGTTAGAATTATTTGAAGGTGTCGGCGTATTCTCAAATAAAAGTAATATAAGAGATTATAAAGAATACAAATATAAAGTATCTGACACTAATAAAAACGCTGGTGTATGGGAATACACTAGTGACAACGGTACATTTACAGAATATAGAAGATTTGCAATACGTATTGATTTGCTTTCAAGTGACATTGCTAATGCACCGACTGTAAAAGATTATCGAGCGATCGCACTTACATAAGGCAATAATTATGACAAATATTAAAAGAGACAAAAAGAGTGGAGCTGTACTTAACACAGATGCAGCTGCGCTGAATAAATATAAAGTAGAGCGATTATATTATCGTAAAGTAGATAAACTACAAGACGACATTTTAGAAATTAAGCGCAGCATAATTTCCATTTATGAGAGAATAGAAAAGCTGGAAACCAAATAATGGCTAAAAATATATCAAATGTAAATACTTCCGACACGTTTCAACAGTGGTTAGATAAAACTAATGCTTTTGCTTCGGCGTTTAGAACAGATGTAGTTACAACTGGGTCTGGTGATACAGCTGGACAAGGTAATGCACAAATTACTGGTAACTTTACAGCTGCTGCTTTTTTAGGAGATGTTCAGACTGATGCTATATCTGCAGAAACATCTTCTGCTGTTATTCAAGTTAATAGCCCATTTAAAGTTAATGGTGCATCACAAACAACTGCTACATTTTCTAACGGAACCGGTGGTCAAGTTGAATTTACTAATGGTAGTTTAACATGGGATGTTGGTTTAAAAGATAGTGGTGGTAATTTTCTTATTAACACTGGAGCCGGTGACTCTAAATTTGAATTGTCATCAGCTGGTACGTTAACTGTTCCAAACATTACAGTAACTGAAGACATCTCTGCTAATAATTTTATTGGTGATGGTTCTCAATTAACTGGAGTTATATCATCTGTTGCTCTTGACGATATATCAGATATTACACTTACAAATGTACAAGGTGGCCAAGTATTAAAATATAACTCAAGTGCAGGAGCATGGGTTAACGATACAGATTTTGATGGTGGCTCTAATGTAAACGCTGCAACACTTGACAATTTAGATAGTACACAGTTTTTAAGAAGTGATGCTAACGACACATATACTGGTGATTTAACAGTATCTGGTGCTATTAACCAAACTGGAAATATGGCAATAGACGGTGCACTAACGGTTACCGGAGATATTACAACTAATTATAGTGCATCTGATGAAAGATTAAAAGAGAATTTAAAAGTTATTGAACAACCACTAGAAAAAATAAATGCAATTAGTGGTTACACATTTAATTATAAAGATAAACCCCGAGAAACAGTTCCGGGAGTTATCGCACAGGAAGTTGAAAAGGTTCTTCCTAACGTTGTATTTGACCACGAAAGAGATGGTGGTACATATAAAGCCGTTCGCTATGACCAATTAATCCCTCTACTGATAGAGTCGATTAAAGAATTGAACGAAAAAGTCAATGAATTGCAAAATGAGTTGAATTCGTAATTGGCAATTGGGTACTAACCTAATAAATAATAGAAATTAAAGGGAAAAGTCTAAATGGCAAAAATTTCAGAATTACCTCCTATTACCGGTGCTAATACCAGGCCTGAGGATTTATTTGTAATTGTCAACCTGGTTCAAGGTGACGATGGTACGAGTAACATTACTAGGAAAGAACTGGTTCAAGCTATTCAGTATGAGATTTTTGACCGCATCACAATCACTGGCGGTACAATATCCGGTGTTCAAATGCGAGACTCGACTCTCGATAATGTTCGTATTGATAATTCAGATATTGAAGATACTAATTTTCTCAGAGGAACAATCCGAGATACTGAAATCTTTAATTCCACCGCTAATAACATTACAATTACTTCATCATCATTTACTGATGGTTCTTTAGTATCTTCAACTGGTGAAGATTTAGCAATTGCAAACTCTTCGTTTACTGATGGCACAATCACAGATTCTACTGGTAACAATGTAGTACTTACAAGTTCAGAACTAAATGATAGTACTGCAAACAATGTCGTAATAACAAATTCCGAGTTTAATGATGGTACAGGAAATAATGTAACATTAACTAACTCAACTATTGATGATTCTACAATCACTGATAGTACTGCTAATAACGTAACAATTACTCAATCAACATTCGACGATGGTGCATTAAGTAATAGCACAGCTAATAATATTACAATGACTTCTTCCACATTTGGAAGTGGTGATATATTTGATAGTACTGCTAATAACGTAACAATTACAAATTCTGATTTCTCAGAAGGTACTGGTTCTAATAATACATTTACAGATACAACACTTCTTGGTGGTACTGCAAATGCTGTAATCATTACTAATTCTGAATTTAACGATGGTACAGTTAATAACACAATTATTACTTCATCTGAATTTAATGATGGTACTGGAAATAATGTAGTACTGACTAATTCAACCATTGATGATTCTACATTTACAGATGGTACAATATCTAATACTGATTTCCAAGGTACAATGCAAGATGTTGTAGCTACCGATATGACAATCAGAAGCTCATCTGCAGATGGTCTTTCTTCAAATAATTCATCGTTCGATAATGGCACGATGTCAGGGTCAGTATTTGACGGTGGTACAATATCAAACTCTAACCTTGTCGACTTCGACATGGACATTAATAAAGAGTTTGAAGCACCAATTACAGATGAAACATTCTTTGCTATTAAAAATGAGAAAACTGGTGAAACAGAAAAAATCAATTTTGCTCAACTTTACGATGAAGTATCTAAGAAAACAGCACAAGCTTTAAAAGTTAATGTAGACGCTGCATCTGGTGACGATAAAAATCCAGGCACAATGCTACAACCTGTACAAACATTAGAAAAAGCGTTTGAACTATGTTTAGAAAAAGCAGGTGGTGACTTAAACAGAAACGCAATTAACAACGCAGTTCATATATCAGTTGGTCCTGGTACATATTATACAAAAGGTAATCTCATGTTACCTGATGATTGTTCATGTACTTCAACAGCTGGTCAGTATGCTACTGTTATCGAATTACTTCCTGGATATGAAAACAATAACGGAATCTTAGTTGGTTCTGGTTGTTATGTTCAAGGCTTCGGTTATCAGAACTTCCAAGTTGATAACTTTGATTTCCCAGAGGGTGGATTTGCGATCGCATATCGACCTGGTGCTAAACTATTACGTTCACCTTACTTAAGAGATAGTACTCAGTTATCTAACTTCTTACGACAAGATGTTGAACCACCTTTAAATCCTTATAACACAAAAGGTACTCTTGCTGACCTAGGTAGAGAGTTTACATTAGCAACTGGACTTACAGGTTCTTGGGCAATGGACGATGAGATTGTATTCTCATCTGGTGCTATCGGTTACTTATCTTGGGACGATGCACAAGACGCACTGAAAGGCGTATCTGGTGATATTGCTACTTATCGTAAAATTAGAGTTCGTAACCTTAAGAATGGTCAAGGATTCGCGGTTGGTGACACAGTAACTTCAGAGTCAGGCGGTGTTGGTGTTATCGAATCAATTGGTATTGATGACTTCCCGAACAGAGCAGTTGGAAGAGGTGGTGGTTGTGTACTTGCAGACAGAAGAGTACTAGACACAGACTCACTATATACTTACGTATTATGTTTTGGTTTCACACCTCGTACTCAAAACGGTTTAGGTTATGTTGCTAGAGATGGTGCTGGTGTTAACGGTATTGGTTCTCTATCCATCTTCGTACGATGTGCATTCTATGCATTGAATGGTGGACAGATGACTCTGAACAACTCAGGTACTCAGTTCGGTGACATCTCAATGAGAGCAAAAGGTACTACAGAGTTCTTTGCTCCTAAGTCAACTACTGCAACAATTATTGGTAATACAGCTTTTGCTGATACTATTAATACTCAAGCTGATGATATTATTGACGACATGGTTGTTTACTTAACATCCAACACAGCAAACGGTGGATTAGGTTACCAAGAGTATGATTCAGAAAAATGTTTAAGAGATTCAGGTATTGTACTTGACGGAACAGGTTATGACATTGCTCTCGATACTAACTATTGGGGAAGACTTGGTGGAATTACATATAGGTCTCCTATCAGTTATGTTGTACCAGGTGAACAATTAGAAGAAACAAAAGGCGCACTTGAATATCTAAGAGATAGAACAAAAGAGGTATTTGATAGTGGTAATCCAAAAGTTAATGGCCGTATTGATACTTCATTCAGCGAATTACTCAATGTATTAGAGTATGGCGAAGAAAACATTAACCCAATTATTTGGCAAGATACTTCAGTTGCTCAAACTGCAGCACGTAACTTAATACAAGATAACAGAGATTTAATTACTAACGAACTTATTGACTGGATTGAAAACAACGGTCAGTTCTATGCATACGACAGTGCAGCATGCAGAAGAGATGTTTCAGACTATATTCTTCCAGCTGTTAAAAACGATATGTTGTTTGACACAAACTATAATGCAGTAACTGCAGGTAGAGCTTATTATATGGCTACTGCAAAAACTGTTATGGAAAATCAAAACAACGAAACAGTAGCTGCATACAAAAGATTAAAAGACCAAACAAACGAATTAATTGATGGCGATTCTTATCTTGCTTCACAAAGATTAGATGATAGCTTTGATAATATATTAGAAATCTTAGAAAACAAAGGAACACAGTTTACTCCTACTGCTGCAACTTACGACCCAGAAACTGGGTTATCAGTTATCACACTCGGCACTAAGAAAGATTTCACACCATCAGCTGTTGACTATGACCCTGCTACAGGAATTATGACAGCAACTGTTGGTAAACATGCACTAACCACTAAAGACCATATCTGGTTTAAACCAGGTGGTATAACATTTAGTTGTGATGCAGGTTCTGGCGTACAAAATCATGCTGTACCTGAATCACATCACCCTTACTATAATAAACCATGTCCAATTACTAGTGTAACTTCAAACACTATTACAATGAATGTAGGAGTTGGTGGTCCAACTGGTCAACAAGTACATACCTTCGTATCAGCCGTACCAAATGCTTTAACATCAGGCCACGGTTTAGGAGTTGGTAGAAAAGTATTATTAAAAACTGGTGGCTTAGTATTTACATGTGACAGAGATAATAATGCATCACGAACAGGATATCCAAGAGCTTCTGACCCAGCTGCTGGAACACCGATTGAAGTTATTGGTGCAAATGAAACTAAGATTACAGTTAATGTTGGTAAATCTGCAATTATAGATGACCATACATTTGTTGAAGCATTAACAAATTCAGTATCAGTATTAGGTGACGACATTCATTATAGTAATGACGTTCCTGCTAATAACGCTAATGCTAGAAAACAACTTCAGAAGAACAGAGAGTTCTTGCAAGACCTAGTTGAAGGTTATATCAATGATACCTATTTCAGATATGATTCTGATAAGTGTCAACGTGATATTAAATCTTATATTTTACCTGCTGTTGAAAGAGATATTCTAACAGGTTCAAACTATAATGCAATTCAAACTGGTATTGCATACAGAAGTGGTACAACACTTGCAGATAATGTTATCAATGAGCAATTGGTAGAAACAACTGGTGCTATTAACGAATTACGAACAAGAGTTAATTTAGACAATACAGAAACTGGATTCACAGTAACTGGTGCTACTTATGACCCAGCTACTGGAGACTTTACAGCAACTATTGGTACTGGACACGGTTTAGCAATTGGTGATTACATCATGTTTGCCGATGAAGGTATAACAATGAGTTGTGATATGGGAAGTGGTCAACAGAATCACACATCTCCACAATCACATCACCCATATTGGAGAACACCTTGCCCAATTACTGGAGTAACTTCAACAACTATTTCTATGAATGTTGGAGATGGTGGAACTGGACAATATCCACATACCTTCGTATCAGCTGTTGCTAATGCTATTACTCCTGCTAAAGGAGTTGGTTTAAGCTTTACGCCAACAGATGCTTCATACGACCCAGAAACTGGAAGGTTTGAAGCAACAATCGGTCATCACCATTTACAAGTTGGAGATTACGTAAGGTTCTTATCAGGTGGTGTTACATTTAGTTGTGATACAGGAAGTGGAGTTCAGAATGACTCAGTACCTGCTGTAGGGCATCCTTATTATAATCACCCTTGCCCAGTTCATTCAGTAACTGGAACATCCATCGTAATGTATGTTGGAACGGGTGGTACTAATCCTCATACCTTTGTATCTGCATTAGATAACTCAATTATAGAAATGAGAGCAATTGATGAAAATGCTTCTGGATTTAGAAGTAACGAATCATTCGATAAAATTGTTTCTATTGTTAATAGTTCAAATAAAACTTACTCTACAAGTAATGCTACTTATGACCCAGTAACTGGTTTAACAGTACTTACAGTTGGTTCTCACGATTTACAAATCGGCGATGAGATAATGCTTGCTCCTAATAGCTTGACATTTACTTGTGCTACTGATGGTAATGTTTCACAACATACTTATCCAACAACAACGATTACAAACTTTACACCTACTGGTGCTACTTATGACCCAGCAACTGGTGTATTCACTGCAGAAATTGGTAGTCATAAATTACAAATTGGTGATGAAATTGAAATCGCACCTAACAGTATTGTATTTACTTGTGCACTTGATGGTAACCAAGTACAACATCCTGCGCCAGAACCACATCACCCATTCTATAAGAAGAAGATTAAGTTAACTGCAGTTACAGCAACAGGAATTGAATGTAATGTTGGAGCTGTAGCAAATGGCGGTGGAGCACATACGTTTGAATCTGCAATCACAAATGCTATACAAGGTGAAAGAAAGCATCCTGCATACAAGAAAGCTGTAGTAGTTGCTGCTAAGACAGACACAACAATAACAATGAATGTTGGTACATCAACTGATACATCTACACATACATTCGTATCGGCAACTGCAGATAATGTTAAATCTGCTAAGTATGTTTCAACATATACACCTAGAACAGCTACTTATGACCCAGCAACTGGAGTCTTCGTAGCAACTATCGGTCAACACAATTTAGTAGCCGGTGATTATGTATCTATCGCACCTGAAAGCGTAGTGTTTACTTGTGCAATGGATGGTAATAGTTACGAACATGCTGTTCCACAAGGACATCACCCATTCTATAAAGTACCAGTAATGTTATCTAGCGTTACTGCTGATACAATAACAATGAATGTTGGTACTGGACCTGGTGGAGCTCATACATTTGTAAGTGCTCAAGTTGGAGCTATTGATTCTGATGCGTTAGTATTTACTGACCCAGCATCCTATGTTAAACATTACACACCAACAACAGCTACTTACGACCCAGCAACTGGTGTTTCAGTTATTACTATGCCAGGGCATGATTTAACAACTGATGACTATATTGAGTTTACTCCTTATAGCTTCACTTATACATGTGCTCAAGATGGTAACGCTACTGAACATTCATATCCAAGAAAAGGAGATAGCAACTACAGAACTCCAATGGCAATTACAAATATTGCTGGTGATGATATTACTGTTCAACTTGTTGTATCTTCTGGTGGTGCTCATACATTTGTAAGTGTTGAAAAAGACGCTGTATCTAAAGTTACTTATAACTCTCAAGGTCAATATGCTAGAGAGCAATTACAAACTAATAAAGATTACTTAGCTAAGAAAGTATCTGCTTACTTAGATTCACAATACTTCGTATTTGATGGAGTAAAATGTTCTAGAGATTCTGGATTTATTTTAGATTCTGTAAGACGTGATATTGCAACTGGTTCTACTTGGAATTCTCAATTTATGGGATTAGGCTACAGAACTGGTTCTGTAGGAGCTACTGAAGTAATCACTGAACAATTAACAGAAACTGTTGCTGCAATTAACTTCCTTAAAGGAAAGGTTGCTGCAGACCCAAGTGTTACAGGAACTGCATTAACTCGTTCTAACCAACACTTTGATAAAATTATTGATATCATGCAAAACGGTGCTGCTAACACGGGTACTAAATCTTACGGTGCAGATGCTGCGGTAACAATTAATCATAAAGAAGCAACAGATACATTATTATCCAATAGAGCATTTATTATTGCTGAAACTACTGCATATATTGCAGACCAATATCCATCACTAACATATGATGTTGCATCTTGTGAAAGAGATACTGGTTATTTAGTTGACTCATTAATTCAAGATGTTAGATTTGGTGGTAACACATGTTCAGTTAACTTCGCAAGACTTTACTTTGAAAATGCTGTATCAGTATTAGCTGAAGACCAGAAAGTACCAACATATAAAACTTGGGAACATATTGCTGAAATTGCATATAAGATTGTTAGAAACATTACAATTACTCCTACAACAGGAAATGCAGTATCACAAGTAACTGGTGCTGATAGAGGTATTGAAGTTGCTAATGCTGCAAGAGATGCTATTAACATTGTAACTCAAGTAATTAGTGATGATACTTTAGATTACTTACCTAAGTACATTGAACCTAATGTTGAAGCTGCTATGGCTTCTGCTGTTGCTGCAATTGATGGTATAACAGAAAATCTATCAGAAGCAGTAATTGATTACCTTAGAGATGAACATAACGGATTACCATATACTAAATCAGTTTGTGAAAGAGATGTCGGCCTTATGGTTGATGCTATATCTCGTGATATCGAATATGGTGGTAATGAGAATACATTGGAAGTGTTTGATTACTACTTCAGAAGATTCGATTCTCAATCAGCTGATTACGAACAACAGCGTTCAGTTAACGTATTACCACTTGAAGTAAAAGGTCAGTTCAGAAGATTATCAGATTATGAAGATAATGCTAATGTATCTGGTTTAAGAGAAGCGATCAACGTTCTTCCATACGAACAACGTAAACCAACAAAACAAGCATTTACAGTTCTTGCTGATAATGCTGCTGAAATTGTTGCACAAATTGGTAACGGTATTGTAGGAACTCAATATACTCCAACTAATGCTACTTATGACCCAGCAACTGGTGTATTCACTGCAACGATTGGTTCTCATAACCTTGTTGAAGGTGACAGTATTTGGTTGAAGCCAGAAGGATTTGTATTCTCTTGTGATATGGGTGGCGGTGTCGCTAACCATACTTCACCTCAGGCTCATCACCCATTCTATAATAAACCAGTAATTATTACGAACACAACACCTACTGTTATAACAATGAATGTTGGTGGCGGTGGTTCTGGTCAGTATCCACATACATTTGTTTCTGCTGATGCAAATTCAATTAGTGATGGTCCTTATCAAATTACTGATGGTACTGCTGCTTCAGTATCAACAGGTACTGCTGTACATGACCTCATTCAAACTATTGCAGACTTAATTGATGATACTAATATTGAAACATCTCAATTACCAACATTAACTAAAGCATCGTTTGACCCGAACAGAACACTAGCAAGAAAGAACATCCAACGTAACAGAGAATTTATTATCGAAGAATTACAAGGATACTTGCAAGACAGATATTATGTCTTCGATGGTGACAAGTGTAAAGCTGACTTAGGATTTATTCTTGATGCTGTTAAAACTGATGTACTAACAGGTTCTAATTATAATTCTGTATACGCAGGACTTGCTTATAATATTGGAACTACAAACACAACTAGAGTATTAACAGAACAATTAACAGAAACAATTTCTGGTATTAATTATGCTAAGAATCTTGTGCTTGAAGCTGTAACTGATGATGCTGCAAAATTAAGAGTAGAATCTAGCTTTAACGAAATCATAGACATTATGACTAATGGTAGAGGAGCAGCTGATGCTATTAACTTTACAACTAACGCAGCTAATGTTAATCGACTTAATGCATCACAACAATTACAAAATAACAAAGTATTCTTACAAGCTGAAATAACTGCTTGGTTGGCTGCAAACAGACCTTCACATACTTACGATGTAGCAAAATGTGAAAGAGATACTGGTTACATGATTGATGCTATCTCGTTTGACGCACAACATCGTGGAAACTTTGGTACTATTAACTTTGCTAAATTATATTTTGAAAATGCAATATTAGTTGGACTACCTCAAGACCAGGTTGAACCAACTGCTGCTGCATATATTCACTTAGGTGATTGTGCTGATTTAATTGTACAAGACCAAGATATTGGTGGATTAAAATCAGCAGGAAATGGCGAAACACAAAATATAAGTTCAGGCTCTGCAGGAGCTGCGATTGGTGCTGAAGTTGAAGGATTATTTGATATTGTTGCTAATGCAATTACTAACAATACAATGTTATTAAGTCCTCCAGTTCAATTCCCAACACTTGGAAACTATGACGATGCAAATCAATCTGCATTTGGTGAAATTGAAGCTGTCAAATCAACTGCACAATCTGGTGTACTAAAACACTTATCACAACAATTTGAAGTACTTCCTTATAGTGAAGCGAAGTGCAGAAGAGATACTGGATATATTGTTGATGCTGTTGCTCACGATATTCAATATGGTGGTAATGCAGCTACGGTACAAACTGCTGGAATGTATTTTGAAAATGCAGTTAATACTGGATTACAAATCGAACAAAGAATGGGAACAAGAGATGCATTCTTACACATGGCAAAAATCATTGAACACGTTGCTGGTGGTAAAGACATTGAAACTAAGATGTTCCCAAGAACAGGAAAATACTATACTGGTGATATCGTAACTAAATACGAATACTGGAATGGAGTAACTTCTTATCAGTCAACAGAAGCTCAAGACATGCAAGTACATGGTGCAAATCCAAATACTTGTATAGCTGCAAGAAAACTTGTAGAGATTGTTGCTAACGCGGTTGATGATTCTAATGAGGTTAGAAATACAATCCCTGATCGCATTGATGTTAACCAAACTTGGATGGGTGATAACTTTATCACTGCTAAAGAGATAATGGAAAGTCAATCTCAAGTATTAGGTCATGCAGTAATTAGTTACTTATCACATACACATAACGGATTATCATTTAGAGATGCTAAGTGTAGAAGAGATATTGGATTCTTAATTGATGCAGCATCTCACGACATTAATAATCAGACTAACTTTGCAATGCGTCAAGCTGCAGGAATTTACTTCGAAAATGGAGTATCAGTACTACCTATTGACACAAGAGTACAGACTGCTAATATTTACCAATTCCTCGGAGATGCGGTTGAACAAGTTGTACAAGAGATTGCAGTAACTAACGCAGTTAATTACACATTAACTCCACAGAATACTGCAGGAACTGCTGCTACAGCAACTGAAGGCGCAAGGGTACATGAATTAATTGGATACATTGAAAATGTTATTATAGCAAATGATGTAGACGAACTACCTGCTCCAGAGTCAACCGGTACTCAATCTGCTGAATTAGTAACAGCTGCACAAAGTATTGTTGATGAAACTGAAGAGCTTGCATCTGATGTAACACAATTTATTAATAGTAACTTTGATGTACTTGATTATAACAAAGCGAAGTGCAGAAGAGATACTGGTTACTTACTCGACGCGTTTAGCTTCGACTTAAACTTTGGTGGAAACACTGCTTCAAGATGGAATGCAGATTTCTACTTCTGGAATTCAGTTTACAGATTACCAGAAGACCAGAGAATACCAACTGCAAAATCTTATAGACATCTAGGCAGAATTTGTAAAGACATCGTATTAGGTGAATACGCAAATCAAGTAGTAATTGGTGAAGTAGCAACTTCAGTTGAAAGCTTGAAAGTTGAAGAATTAGCAAATATATTCTACAACACTCAACTGTATAATGATACTAAGTACTTACCAGTTAAGACTGAGCCAGATTACGCATATTCTTCATCAATATTTACTGATGCACAAGCTGTAATAGCTCAAAGAAGAAAGCAATTACAGAAAGATACTGTAAGATTTGTTAATTCAGAATACAACTTCATTGATATTAATCTATCAAGGCGTGATGCTAGAAACTTACTCACAGCAGTTTATAATGACTTTGCTTATGATAAGTTTGACCCAGATGTTCCAGTACCAACATACAGTGATAATGGTTCACAGAATGCTGTAAGAACATACACTGCATCATTCTTTGACTATGATGGTACTCATGTATTCCCAGTATTTAACCCAACAAGACAAGGATTAAAATACAAAGGTTCAGTTGCTCAATTATCTGATTTATCATCGATAACTGGAATGAAACCAAACTGGTCATACATTGTTGCTACTGATTACTCAACTAACTTCTACGCTGGTAATATATACTACTGGAACGGCTCGACTTGGGTATTAGATGGAGTCAACAATACTGACCTTCTAGATGCATTTACTGGAGCTTGGGACAGAATGAGAGATTATATTGTTAATAATATATCTCCTAACTCAGAACATAGCTTAATGGTTGAAGGTTTATTTAATGACTGTCTAAAAGATAACATATTAAGACCTCAAACGTTAATATTTGGAGCCTTGGTTGAATCCATTGCTCACCAGTTTAACGGTGCTTCTGCAGGTGTTAACAGAAACGCGTTACCGCTTAACTTCAGAAACTTAGGTGCTGCTATTTCAGCGGTTGCTTCGGTACTCAACGAAGACGGTGGTAGAATACGATGGTCGGGTGCTGATGAATTGAATAACCAGTACTTCGCAAGAGGATTGAGGATTAATGGTCGAACAGGACGAATTGAAGGTAGACCGTTTACATCATCTGTAAGAAAACTTGCAAGAAGAGCTTCAAACTCAAGAGCATCATTATAAAAGAAATAGGATAAAGAAAAATGCCAATAACAACAATTACAACTTCCCAGGCACCTGACGCAAAACCAGTTGCCATTAATAAGGTCGTTTCTACCAACTGGCAAGTTCTTATTGAAGTTCCTCAATACGAGGTTCCAGAACTAGTATTTGGTGGGTCGACAACAGTTGAACCAGGTGTTGGTGAAGTTATTTCACCATTAATTTTATGTAATACAACAGCTAATACAGTTAATATAGATGTTAGAACTCATCGTGAAAATGATGGACAAGGTAGCTATATTAACGCAGAGTTTTACATACTAAGAAGTATGCCAGTACCAGGATTTCAAACAACAGCTATTCCTTTGAATGGCCAATTTTTAAAGAGTGGTGATACGCTAGAAATTAAAGCTTCGGCAGATTTAGCAGTACATAGTACATTATCATTCACATTAGGTCAATCAGAAGAAGATGACGTTGTTTAATTGCCGATAAATATATTAATAATGATACACGGAGAATAACTTAAATGTCCCAATTTGGAACAATCACAGGAAAAAGTCAGCTAATAGGGTTTGGTAATCCACAACCGTTTCCTATTACATTAGATGTTGTCTTCTATGAAGGCTCTGTCGTATATGCTGATAATAATAAGGTTTATTACTCCAACGGAACAAATTGGATAGAGATTGGGGCTGGACCTCAAGGAATCCAGGGTGCTACGGGTATCCAAGGAACACAAGGTCTACAAGGTGATTACGGACCTGGTTTTACAATTATCGGTTCTGTTGCAGATGTTGACTCAGGTGGTGACCCACAAGCTACATTAAACGGAGCATTCGGTTCTGCTAATGTTGGCGAAGGTGTTATTGATGAAGCTGATGATGAATTGTGGATTTATGTAGGTTCAAGCACTTGGGTAAATATTGGTAACTTTAGAGGTGTTCAAGGTTTCCAAGGACCAACCGGTTTTCAAGGTATTCAAGGTCCATTAGGTAATGAAGGTATCCAGGGCGAAAGAGGATTTAGAGGTTTCCAAGGAGAAGCTGGACCACAGGGTACACAAGGTGTTCAAGGTGATTTAGGTATTCAAGGTATTCAAGGCCGAAGAGGACCACAAGGTGTTCAAGGCGTACAGGGTGATTTGGGTATTCAAGGTACTCAAGGAAGCATAGGACCTCAAGGAATTCAAGGCACAACTGGTATCCAAGGCGATACTGGTATTCAAGGTTTACAAGGTTATAACGGTGATGATACTGGTCATGTTGTAGAGTTTAGAGTTGCCGAACCTATTGTAGAGTCAGACCCTGGTGTAGGTAATCTAATTCTTAATAGTACAAACAGCCCAACAGATAATTTCTCATCTGTTACTAAAATGTGGATTGATAATGAAGCATTTTACAGTGTAAATTTAGAAGGTTTATACACACTTATTTCTCAGTCAACTGGTGCCAACAGAGGATTTATGAAAATCACTCTACGTGGTGGCCCAGACCATTACATGATTTTCTCAATACAAGATGCTGTTGACCAAACAGGTTATTGGGAATTTGATATAACATACGTATCAGGTACTGGAACACGTGGTGACTTTGTTTTAGAAAATACTCCAACACCAGGCACAACAACTACTTTACCAACTATAGTTGCATTTAGCTTATCTGGTGATAAAGGTATACAAGGTGTTCAAGGCTTACTAGGTAATCAAGGAGCTCAAGGAGTTCAAGGCCTTCAAGGTCCAATAGGTCCACAGGGAGTTCAAGGCACAACCGGTAGTCAAGGCGTTCAAGGCCTCCAAGGGTTATTAGGGCCTCAAGGAGTTCAAGGGCCACAAGGACTACAAGGTATCCAAGGACCTCAAGGATTACAAGGAAATACTGGTGATTTTGGTGGTATTTCATACAATTACGATTATAGTAACGATACAACAGATGCTGACCCAGGTTCTGGTAACTTACGATTCAGCTCAACAAATTTCACATCAGCAAACTTAAAACTTTGGATTGACGACGAAGATAACGGTGCAGTCAATGTAATGGACGGACTTCTTACTGAACTTGATGCACTTACAGGTTCTCCAAAAGGTTACGTTAGGTTTATTGATGCAACAGATTATACAAGACAATTCCTAGCTCGTATTGACTTAATTACAGATAGTACTGGTTATTGGGAACTTGGAGTTACAAGACTTAACGGTGCAACATCATTTACAGATGGTGACAATTTAAGAGTAACATTCTCAAGAAACGGTGATAGAGGTTTACAAGGAGTTCAAGGTACTCAAGGTCTAATAGGTTTCCAAGGTATTCAAGGCGTACAAGGTATTCAAGGCCAACAAGGTACTACTGGTATTCAAGGTTCACAAGGTATTCAAGGTATCCAAGGTGAAGCTATTCAAGGTTCACAGGGTACTCAAGGTATTACAGGTTCTCAAGGATTACAAGGACTTCAAGGATTACAGGGCGACACTGGTGGACAAGGTACACAAGGTGTTCAAGGTACTACTGGTATTCAAGGTTTACAAGGATTACAAGGTGAGCAAGGACAATACGGTGGTTTAACATTCCCTTGGAACTTTGTTAATAATACTTTAGGTGGAACAGACCCAGGCACAAACAATTTTAAATTCAATAATTCTAACCCAACACTTGCTACATTAATTACAATTGATGATGTTCCTGTTGACCAATTTGGCCAAGAAGTAGATAATTTCTTTGACTTTATTGCTGGACAACCAGGTACAGTTAAAGGTTATCTGAAAATACAAGAAGGTAATTACGAAGACGGTTCCGGTCCTGCTGGACACCATTGGTTAATTTATGAAATTACTGGTTGGACATGGGATAGTGGTTCAAAGAATTATGGTTATTGGGATGTTACTTGGGTAGATGGTAATGTTACTAATTGGCAATCTTCTGTTAACGCAGTACATGGTCCAACTACTTTAATTACATTTGTTCCAAGAGGTCCTGCAGGTATTCAAGGTGCTCAGGGAACTCAAGGATTACAAGGACTTCAAGGTAGAATTGGTCAAGGTATACAAGGACCTCAAGGTACACAAGGAACAGGTGGACTTCAAGGTACTACTGGTTCATTCGGTGGTGTAACATTTGATTATACATACGACGCAACAACAACAAACAGTGACCCAGGTACTGGTGGATTAAGAATTAATAATAGCACATTATCATCTGGTACAGCAATGTACATTGATAATCGTGACGATAACTTTATTGATATTTCTACATTCTTAGCAACCATTGATGATTCTACATCTCCTATTAAAGGTCACTTCAAGATTACGAAGGTTGGTTCACCTGAAATATTCCATCTATATACAATTAGTTCAGCTACACCAATTGGTGGTTATTTCAATGTAGCTTGTGTTCATGTAGATGGTAATGGCGGATTAACAGACGGCGATGATATTACAGTAACATTCGCAAGAACTGGTGATGCCGGTGCAACGGGTGCAACTGGACCACAAGGTGTTCAAGGAGTTCAAGGTACACAAGGTGATACTGGTATCCAAGGAACAACTGGAGCTGGTGCCCAAGGTGCAACAGGAGCTATTGGTCCTCAAGGTACACAAGGTGTTCAAGGTATTGTTGGTGCAACTGGTACTGGAGTTCAAGGCTTACAAGGTACTCAAGGTATTCAAGGTGATTTAGGATTACAAGGATTACAAGGAGCTACTGGAGCTGGTGAAGCTGGTTCTCAAGGTACTGTTGGTACACAAGGTATCCAAGGTGTTCAAGGTTTACAAGGTATTGCTGGAACGGGTGGTATCGGTGGACAAGGTACACAAGGTATTCAAGGCGTTCAAGGTTCTGACGGACCTCAAGGTTTACAAGGTGGAGATGGTGGCGAAGGTCAACCAGGCCCAGAAGGTTCACAAGGTATTCAAGGTACAACAGGAGCTGGTACACAGGGTGTTCAAGGTCCTCAAGGTGCTGATGGATTTGGTATACAGGGTCCTTCAGGTGATGGTACTCAAGGTATTCAAGGCCCAGGTGGCCCTCAAGGTTTAGGCGGTTCGGGCCCACAAGGTACTCAAGGTGTTCAAGGTTTCCAAGGTACTCTTGGTGCACAGGGCTCTGGCGGAACAGGACCACAAGGTGTTCAAGGCCCAGAAGGCCCAGATGGTGGTTCTGGTACTCAAGGTGCTACGGGTGAAGGTATACAAGGTGTACAAGGACCTCAAGGTATTGATGGAGCAGTAGGTTTTGGTACTCAAGGTCTTCAAGGTTTCCAAGGTATTCAAGGTGAAGCTATACAAGGTGCCGAAGGCGCAGGTATACAAGGACCAACTGGTATTCAAGGTATTCAAGGTAATGAGGGTGCAGGTTCTGCTGGTCCTCAAGGTCCTCAAGGTGATTTAGGTATTCAAGGCGCACAAGGACCATTTGGTCCACAAGGTGTTGCTGGTGCAACTAGTGCACAGGGTGATACTGGTATTCAAGGTAACCAAGGTTTACAAGGTTTTGACGGAGGCGGTGGTTTCCAAGGTATCCAAGGTGGTACTGGTGTACAAGGACCTCAAGGTTTAGACGGTGGTTCAGGTGGTGAAGGTATTCAAGGGCCAGAAGGTCCTCAAGGTTCATCAGGTTTCCAAGGCGGAATCGGCCCAGCTGGTACAGGCTCTCAGGGTTCATCTGGTCCTCAAGGTGATACTGGACCGGGTGGTCAAGGTCCAGCGGGACCTCAAGGTCCTGCAGGTTCAGAAGTTGGTCCTCAAGGTTCAAACGGTTTCCAAGGTCCTGCTGGTCCATTAGGTCCACAAGGAACGACAGGTGCTGGTGGTGTTGGTATACAAGGACAACAAGGTACATCAGGTCAAGCTGGTGCTCAAGGAACGACTGGTGATACTGGTGCTCAAGGTACTGCAGGAAGTAGCACAGGGATGGATGTTTCATCTCTACACACTTCTGGTTTACAAGGTACAGCAATGTTCCTCACCATGGTACAAGGTGGTAGTGGTGTAAGACCTTTATATGGTACAACTACTCCAAACCCAGGTGGTGAACAAAACTTCTTCTATACAGCTAATGATGATGAGCTAACACTAGAAAATATTAAAATTGATGGTTCAGCAACACTTAACGGTTCAACGATTACATCATGGCCAACAGGTGGTGGCGGCAGTGCGATTACTATACAAGACGAAGGTTCATCATTAGCAACAGCTGCAACTACAATAGACTTTGTGGGTGGTGGTGTTACTGCTTCTGGTACAGGAACTACTAAGACAATTACGATCGCAGGTGGTTCATCTCAAAACGTATTCCAAAATATGGCGGTAAGTGGTCAAACTACAGTTGCTGCAGATACTGCTACTGATACGTTAACCTTCGTAGCTGGTACTAATATGACTATTACTACTGATGCTACAACTGATAGTATTACGTTTAATGCTTCAGGTAGCGGTGGCAGTGGTATTAGTAATGTTGTCGAAGATACAACTCCTCAGTTAGGTGGTAATTTAGACGGACAATCATATAATATTACAACAACTGGTGATATTACAGCTGCTAACTTTAATACAACATCTGATGAGTCACTCAAAACAAATGTAGAAACAATTGAAAATGCATTAAGTAAAGTTATTAACATGCGTGGTGTTAACTTTAATTGGACAGAAAATAGTCAACCAGGTACTGGTGTAATTGCTCAAGAAATGGCAGAAGTACTTCCACATGTTGTTACAGAAAACGATGAAGGAATTAAACATGTACAATATGGTAACATTGTAGGTACATTAATTGAAGCGATCAAAGAACAACAAAGAGAAATAGAAGAATTAAAAGATTTAGCACATCCACCAAGAGGTTTAATGGACCTAGATGGTAGCAACGAACTAATTGATTTAATAACTGATATCAATGCGAGATTAGACAAGCTAGAGGGTTAAATGTTAACCTGGAGAAAAGGTAACCTCCGCGGAGGAGCTAATGAAATCGAAGAACTTAAAGGCGCAATTGCAGTATTATTAGAACTTGGAAATATAAAACAAGGTCAAGGCAGAGAACTTTTGGAATACGCTGAAAGTCAATATCGAAGTGCACCAGTTGTAAATTTAAGCAATGTTAATTGGAGTAGAATGGCTAACACTGGAAGTTGGTTTGACAATAACTATTCTGAAATAAAAACATTTAAACAGTTATTTCGTAATCTGCGAGACGATGGCGAACGAAGAAACGTATCTCGTATAGTTAGTCAATTTATGGGTGAAGGTGAGATTAATGATTTTAACGGAACAGTTGATTGTCCCATTTGTTTAAAATTAAATGCTACCGGTGGCGTAGTGCAACAAGGGAAGTTTTTGGGTCCTCTTTATTTGGTTGGCGGAAATACAAGACTAACTGTTGCTAAAATATTAGGCGTACCAACTAAGATCGTAGAGATTAATGTTGATTGGTAGGAAATAGAATAAATAATAAAATGGCAAGATAAATTTTTTAAGGTATAGTATCTCCATGGCATCAAGAGCAAACATATACATAGACAAAGGAACTGACTTCAGAACAGCTATTGAGTTGTTTAATGATGAGGGTGCAGAGTATTCTGACGCAGTAATCGATGTTTATAACTTTTATTCAAGTATACGAAAAGTTTACTCTAGTACTAGTGTCGCGGACTTTACAATCGAAAAAGCCAACAACGACATCACTCTAGTTCTGACAGACCAGCAAACAGATTTGCTGAAACCTGGTAAATATCAATACGACGTAATCATGCAAAAACAAACAGGAGAGTTGTCCAAAATAGTTGAAGGCTTAGCAATTGTAGTCGATACTATTACGGAGGTTGCGTGAGCATAAAGGTCAAGGTTCGCTCTGGCCGTAGTATTAAGGCTGTCCCAAAGGAAGGTTCTACTACTAGTATTGTAGCACCAGCAGAACGAAAACCCCAAATTGTCCCAGATTCCGTTGTACTCGGAATTGATACTATTGGTGAATACGTTGTTTCCGTTGCTAATACCAATGGTATAATTGTATCACAAACAGTTTACGACCAAGGCGCAAATGTTGTTATTGGTCATGCTGATACATCAGACGCAGTCAGCACAACAAATCCAAATTTATCATATCCAAAAAATATCTCAATTGATACGTTTGGTCATATTACAGATTTTGAAAATGTAAGTTTTAATCCATTAAACTTTTCTGCTAATTCAACAGTTATTTCTTCTGATGATATTACAATTGGTACTACGTCACTTACACTAGGTGAAACAACTCCAACAATTACAGGTCTTACATCTCTTGATGTTGGTGGGCCAGTATTATCAAACACATTATCCATACGAAACATTACAGACGGCAGAATATTATTTGCTGGTGCTAATGGCTTTGTATCTGATAGTGCAGGATTAACATTCGACGGTACATCGTTAATTGCGTCAGGTGGTGTATTCCTTGATGGATTACAAGTACCAGGTCAGTCTGGTTTAGGCAGTGTTAATGTTACAGACTTAACAGATGGCCGTATAGTATACGCAGGCGCTAACGGTGAATTAATTGATAGTAACAATCTAAGATTCGATGGTACATCTCTTACAGCAACAGGTGGAGTATTCTTAGATGGTCTTGAAGTACCAGGTCAAATTGGTGCTGGAAGTATTAATGTTACCGATTTAACTCAAGGCCGTATTGTTTATATTGGCGCAAATGGAGAGTTAATAGATTCTAATAACCTACGGTTTGACGATACAAGTATTATCGCAACTGGTGGTGTATTCTTAGATGACCTTTCAGTTCCTGGTCAAGCAACTTTAGGTAGTGTAAATATACAAGACCTCAACGAAGGTCGAATCATGTACGCCGGTGCAAACGGTGAATTAATTGATTCTGCTAACCTATCGTTTGACGGTGTTTCTATTACTGCAACAGGTGGTGTATTTTTAGATATATTACGAGTACCTGGTCAAACAGAACTTGGTAGTGTTAATGTTACAGATTTAACTTCAGGTAGAGTAACATTTGCAGGAACTAATGGGGAATTAGTTGATAGTAATAACTTAAGATTTGACGGAACAACACTTACAGTTACTGGTGATGCTGATATTACAGGTAACGTTACTATTGGTGGTAATCTTACTTTAGGTGATAACGAAGTAGATACAATTAATGTTGTAGCAGATTTTACTTCAGACCTTATACCAGATGCTTCAGACACATATAGTTTAGGTACTCCTACTAAAGAATGGCGCAGAATATTTACACCCACTATTAAGAGTAGTACAGGTGTAATTACTATTGATACTACTGGTGCATTAAATATACCAGTTGGTGGAACTGCAGATAGACCTACAGCTGCTCAAGGTATGATTCGCTATAATACTTCAGATGATAGATTTGAAGGTTATGATGGAAACGGCTGGTCAGAATTAGCAGGTTCAGTAAAAGACGTTGACAAAGATACTTTAATTTCAGCTGAAGATACTCCTGGGTCAGATAATGACCAACTCAAATTTAAAACTGGTGGTGTTGAAAGATTAGTTCTTGAAGCTGACGGTGATTTTAACTTTAAAAATAATTCAGTACGAATTGACGGAACAGACGGAAAATTTGTTGCTAACAATGGCGTATACGTTAATGACTTACAACAACTGGGTGGTATTGTATATACTGGACCAGATGGTCATATACGAAATGAAGCCAACCTTGCATGGGATGGTACCAATTTAACAATCCTCGGTGGTATTACAGTTGATGGTGACTTTAGTACATCGGGTGGTTTATCAGGTGACAGCTTATCTGTAGGTAACTTACAAGCTAACACAATGATGTTTGTATCTGATACAGGTGCATTATCATCTAATAACAACATTCAATTTGACGGCACGCATATGAATGTGAATGCAACTTCTGCATTCCTCAAAGCGCCTACAATTGAAACAGTTACACAAGGTCATATATTTGTAGCTGGAGCTAATGGAGCATTACAAGGTAGTTCTGGTTTAACATATGATGGTACAGACCTTGACGTTACTGGTAATGTTGATATTTCTGGCGGACTTACAATTGGTGACGACTCAGTATTTGGTGGTACTCAAGTTACTGTTCCAAGTATTAATGTTCTAGACTTAACAGCTGGTCGTGTTACCTTTGCAGGTGTTGATGGCGAACTAACTGATAGTAATGATTTAACATGGGATGGTTCTACATTCTATGTCGATGGTAACGGAGAATTTACAGGTGATGTAACTATCTCTGGTAATCTTACTCTTGGTGACCAAGTACAAGACACAATTAATGTAGTTGCTGATTTTACTAGTAACTTAATTCCAAAAGACGATGCAACTTACGATTTAGGTCAAACAGGTTCTAATTGGAATACATTACATATACGAACCCTTGACAGTGATACTGAAGTAATTTCAGTAGATACAACTGGAGCGTTTACAGTACCTGTTGGTACAACTGCGGAAAGACCTACTCCTCTTGCTGCTGGTATGGTTCGATTCAATAATACCGATGGAGTATTTGAAGGATATAGTGGAGCAGCATGGGCATCACTCGGTGGTGTTAAAGATGTTGACCAAGATACATTTATTGAAGCAGAAGATTCTCCTGGTTCAGATAATGACGAATTAAACTTTGTTACTGCAGGAACTTCAAGATTTAAGGTTGGACCTACTGGTAATATTACAACAGCAGCTGCTCAAAACTTTACTTTTGACTTAGGAAGTGGTGGCCAGATTGATGCTGGTGCTACAATTATTACTGGTGTTTCAGACCCAGTTGCTAATACCGACGCAGTCAATTATAACTATTTAGAAAATGGTGGTTTTGCTAGAACATTCACTGTTACTAAAGCTGCTAATACTTACAATTTAGATTTACTTCAAGATAATAATAGAGCTGCAATTGAGATTGGTACTGCTCTTACAATTGAAACATACGATACTGGAAACAATGTTGTACAAATTGGATTAGACCCAGTATGGCAATCCTTTACAGGTTTAAGAGAAGCTGGTGTTGAAGGCACTGTTCCAAACTTTGAATTTGACGTTTATGGTCGTGTTCGTTCTCTTGTTAATATTCCACTTTCTGTATCGTCAAACGCGGTTGTTGACTTTGTTCCATCCATCTATGGTGTTATTGAAGACGCTGTAAGAAATGGTAATATCGAACGTGGTATTAGAGTAACATCAAATAATGCTGCGCAGAAACTTGATTTTGTAACGAACCCATTTGATATTACATTAGTTGGAGCTGTGACTGGTAATGGCACAGTACAAAATAACTCAAATGTTTCAATTACAACATCATACGATTTAGTTACACTTGACCAAAGATTCTTAAATGTACAAGGTGGAGATACAGCAAACGGTGCATTAGGTGCCACAAGATTTGAAGATAAAGAAGATACAGATTACTTTGTTGAACCAGCTGCAACTTCAAGATTAGCTGACTTACATATAGGTTATAATAAACCAAGTACTACATTAACATTTGGTACTGGTGCTTCAAATATGTACATGTATGCTCAAGGGACCAAACTTGGTTTCTTAAGTAGCTCATTCAACTTTGGTACTTATTTCAATACAGTAAATAATAGTTGGTATGCTGAAGATGGTTCCATGTTCTCAAGGAACTTTATTGATAGTCAAGATGTAAACTATCTACTCAATCCTGCTGGATACAATTCTCGTATTAAAGGATTAAATGTTGATGGTCAAGTAGTTATTGGTAGTAATCTATCATTTAGTAATAATTCTATTAGTAACTCTAGTGGGGATATTACTATATCACCTATTGGTAATTTGATTGTCGATAACAATATTATAACACAATTAGCTGACCCTGTCAACCCCCAAGATGCAATTAATAAGAGGTTTTTACAATCAGAGTTAGATAGTATAAGTGCAAGTGGTATTCAGCTTGCTGCTGAGACTGGAACTATAGATACAGTTGCTCTCGGTGAAACAATTACTTTTGCTGCTGGTGAAGGAATAAATACAACTGTTGCAAATAATCAAATAACAATTGCTAGTGAATTGGCGAGTGACTCCAATATTGGTGCTGCTTCGTTTAACATAGCAAACTTTACAGTTACAAGTGGTGATGTAGCCCTCACAACACTTGATGGAGGAACCTTTTAATATCGCCTAAATAGGCTTATATGATATAAAGGACATACATATGTCGACGTTAATTAAGTTAAAAAGAAGTGCCGTAGCAGGTCGTATTCCGACTACCTCTAATTTAGAGTTAGGCGAATTAGCGATCAACACAGCTGACGGTAAAATCTATATTAAACAAGATGTCGGTGGAACAGAATCCATCGTTGAGTTTAGTGCAGACCCTAATGATTTATTAACTTTAATTAAAACTGTCGACGGAGCTGGTTCAGGTTTAGATGCCGACCTGCTGGACGGGATTGACTCTCTCCAATTCTTAAGGTCAGATGAAGATGACACATTTGACGGAAACTTAGTTGTCACTGGTAATCTTACCGTGTCTGGTAATACCACATATGTTAATACTGAGACTATTCAGTTATCAGATAACATTATTACTCTTAACGCTAATTTTGATGGAGCAACTGCAACTGAAGATGCAGGTATTGAAGTTGAAAGAGGTGACGAATCTAATGTTGTATTACAATGGAATGAAACAAATAATTACTGGGAAATTGCTTCAGGTGGTACAACCGGACGTATCATTACAACTGGAGATGAAGGCTCAGGCAATGGATTTGACGCTGACCAACTAGACGGCCAAGAAGGTACGTATTATTTAGATTTTACAAATACTACTAATAAGCCCGACCCACAAATCGACGTCAATTTATCAGGGAAGGCAACCGGGTCAGGGACGACCACTTTAACAGATTTAGGTAATGGAACAATTAATATTACCACTGAACTTGCAAATACTGCAGTTACAGCTGGTTCTTACGGTTCTGCTTCTCAGATTCCAACATTTACTGTCGATGAAGACGGAAGGCTTACAGCTGCTTCTGAAGTTGATGTAGCTGGTGTTAGTGATACACAATGGTACAACGCAAATAATACTTTCCAAATTAATACAGTTGATGGTACCTCATTTAATTCTGTTATTAACCAATTTACAAACCTTACAGTCAACGGTGATATAGTTGTTACTGGTACTGTTGATGGTCGTGATATATTAGCAGATGGTACCAAGTTAGATAATATTGAAACTGGTGCTCAAGTTAACATTTCAAATACAGAAATATTTACTGCTATTAAAGGTTTAGATGGTACAGGTTCAGGTTTAGATGCAGATTTATTAGATGGACAAGAAGGTACTTACTATCTTGACTATGTTAATTTTACAAATACTCCACACATTTTAAGTAATACAGAAATTGTTCAAATCATTTTAGATAATGATGGAGAATTTTCTGGTATTGATGCTGACTTCTTAGATGGAGCAAATAGTTCTTTCTATCTAGACTTTACAAATACAACAAATAAACCAGACCCAGAATTGACATTAAGTGGAGATGTTACTGGTTCAGCTACATTCACAGATTTAGGAAACGCTACACTTACTGCTGATATTGCAGCTTCAGGTGTTACAGCTGGTTCTTATGGTGGTGGTACTTCAATTCCAGTTATTACAGTTGGAGCTGATGGTCGTTTAACAACTGTTACAACCGCTTCTGTTGCTGGTTTATCTGGTACCGAATGGTATTCAGCTAATAACACATTCCAAGTTAATACAGGTGATGGTTCAAGTTATAATGCTATTATATCAGACTTTGATGCAAATGTCAACTTTGGTGCAGGAATTGATGTTACTGGAGATATTACAGTTACTGGTAATGTTGATGGTCGTGATGTTTCAGTAGATGGTGCAAAACTTGATGGTATAGAAGCAGGAGCAACTGCTGACCAAAGCGCAGCTCAAATACTTACATTAATTAAAACAGTCGATGGAACAACATCAGGATTAGATGCTGATTTACTCGACGGCCAAGAAGGTTCTCATTATTTAGATTTTGGAAACTTTACAAATACACCAGACCCACAGATTGATGTCACATTATCTGGTAAAGTTACAGGTACAGGTTCTACAATACTTACTGATTTAGGGAATGGCTCTATATCAATTACAGCAGAACTTGCAAATACAGCAGTAACTGCAGGAACCTATGGTAGTGCTTCAGCAACACCAACTATTACAGTTGATGAAGATGGTCGTATTACTTCTGCTTCAGAAAATTCTATTAGAGGTATTGCAGACCTAACATGGCATAGTGCAAATACAACTCTTAATTTAGAAGCAGGTGATGGAACTCACTTCCTTGCTGATATACACAACTTTGGCGAACTTGATATTAATGGTGATATCACAATCTCTGGAACAGTCGATGGGCGAGATGTTTCCGTTGACGGTACTAAATTAGATACCATTGAACAAAACGCTACAGCAGACCAAACTGCTGCTGAGATATTAACTGCAATTAAAACAGTTGATGGAACAACTTCAGGATTAGATGCTGATTTACTTGACGGACAACATGCTCAAGATATTATTAATTCAGCTTCTGCAAGTGCTGCAAACAATATTAACAATTCAACAATTACTATCACCGCAGGAAACGCGTTAGACGGTGGTGGTTCGTTTACACTTAACCAAGTAGCTAATGGTGCAATTACAATTGACCATGAAGATACAAGTACAGCAACAAGTCAACTTGGTACTAATGGTAGTGTAATACAAGAAGTTGTCATAGATACTTTTGGTCATGTTACTGGCCTGAGTCAAGTCGACCTTGATGGTCGTTTTTATACCGAGACTGAACTAGATGCCGGTCAGCTCGATAGCAGATATTATACCGAAACTGAACTTGACTCGGGCCAACTTGATTCCCGTTATTATACGGAAACAGAATTAGACGCTGGACAATTAGATAATCGTTACTTTACTGAAACTGAATTAACTAATGGTGAACTTGATAGTAGATATTATACAGAAACAGAATTAGATGCTGGTCAATTAGATAATCGTTATTATACCGAGACAGAATCTGACTCAATATTTGTTCCACAAACTCGAACAGTAACAGGAAATGATGGAGTTACTGGTGGTGGAGCATTAACTGGCGATGTAATATTAAGTCACGCTGATACTTCAAGCGTAGCAAATACTGGTAACTTAGACTTAGTTAATGCTGAAGTTATTGAGAGTATGAATTTTGATAAATTCGGCCATGTGGTTGGGTTTAGTACAGGTAATCTTCAAGTATTAACAATCGCAATTGCTGATGCAAGATATGTAAATGTTACTGGTGATGTAATGACCGGTGATTTGACTGTTCCTAATTTATCAGCAAATAATATTTTACTTGATGAGATTGATTATACTTCTGGTGAGTCCTCAACAAGTTTTGGTTTTCCAACAACAATATTTGAATTTAGTGAAACAGATTATAACAGTGCTGAATTAATTATTACAGCAACTGACGGAAGTAATAGACATATAACAAAATTATTAATAGTACACGATGGCTCAACTGCATATGCAACTGAGTTTGGTAGTATATTTACAAATACAAGTTTAGCAGAATATGACGTTGACATGCAATCTGGTAATGTTGTATTGAATGCAACTGCAGCAAGTTCCAATGCAACAACATATAAAATAGCTGCAACGTTGATTAGAGATTAGAATAAATAAAGGTAAGACAAACAAAATGTTAATACGCCAATCTGGGGAGAGTGAACCGAATGGCCAATGATAAGAAATTTATAGTCAAGAACGGCCTCTTGACGCCCGAAAATGCTGTTATCGGTTCAAATACTGATACCGGCGAAAAACTTCAAGTTACTGGAGATACAGTTCTTACGCAATCTACTGCGGGAACTCCTACGCTTAAAGTTACGAACTCAGGTGGCAATAGTGCTATCATTGGTCAATTTGAAGGTGACTCATCTGCCCTTCAAGTCAAAAATTTAACAACTGGTGATTATCAGTTAGTTAATACAGGTCAAAATAACGGTATTATTTTCTATAATGATACTGGTGGTATTTCAATTCAATATAACGGTGGCGATCGACTAGTACTATCAAATACTGGTAACGAATTCACTGGTTTATCCAATACAACAATTGATGGTAATAGAATCCTTACAACTGCTGATGAAGGTGCAGGTAATGGATTAGATGCTGATACGGTTGATGGTTTAGAAGCTGCACAATTTGTTCGTGCTGATGTTTCTGATATCATGGCTGGTAGCTATACCATTCAAAACGATTTAACAATTTCTGGTGACTTAACAGTTTCTGGTAATACAACTTATCTTGCCACAGAAGAAATTAAACTCGACGATAACATTATAACACTTAATGCAAACTTTGTAGGTTCTTCTCCTACAGAAAATGCAGGTATTGAAGTAGAGCGTGGTACACTCGACAACGCTAAAGTTATTTGGAACGAAACAAGTGATTATTGGCAACTAGAAGTTAATAACGCAGTTCTTGGTCGTATTATTACAACTGCAGACGAAGGTCCAGGTAACGGATTTGATGCCGATACAGTAGATGGTTTAGAAGCTGCACAATTTTTAAGAAGTGATGCAGATGATACTGCTACTGGTAATATTACAATAGAGGGTGACCTTACAGTTGGTGATAACGCGGGTCCTGCACAAATATTCTTTGATGGTCAAAACAACAACAGAACATTATATTCTAATAATGGTGAAATTGGATTTTTAAATAGCGCTGCTAACTGGGCAATGAAATCAGATGCTTCAGGTGACCTTGAAGTAGAACGTGATGTTGAAGCAGGTCGTGATGTTACAGCAGATAGAAATATAGTTGCAGAAGATGATATTACAGCAACAACTGGTAATGTTTCTGCTACAGCAGGTGATGTTACAGCTGGTGACGATGTTATTGCACAAAATAATGTAACGGCCACAACAGGTAATGTTGCAGCTACGGCAGGTAATGTAACCGCAGGACAAGATGTTACTGCTGGTGATGACATGATCGCCCAAAACAATATTACTTCAACAGCAGGAAATATAACAGCAACTGCAGGTAATGTTTCAGCAACAGTTGGTGACGTAACTGCAGGTGATGATGTTATTGCACAAAATAATGTCACAGCTACATCAGGTAATGTAACTGCTGGCGATAGCATGACGGCTCAAAATGATATTACAGCTACAACAGGTAATATTACAGCTTCAGCTGGTGCAGTAAGTGCTGCAACAACAGTTACTGCTGGAACTGATGTTATTGGTAAAAGGTTTGTAGACGCAGATAATAATGCTCGTTATATGGACCCAGCAACTGGTGGTAATGTTGCAGGCACGTGGAACTGGAATAATGGTACGATTGATAATTTAAACAATCTTACATTTAACGACCCAGGTCCAAACGAAGGTATTCAGTGGAAAGGTGGTAGTGATTGGAGAATATACGAATCACCAAATGATTTAACAACAAACGCTGGTGGTAATCTTCAATTCACAACAGGTAGCACATGGCGCTTCCGTATGGAATCGGATGGTGACTTCTTTGCTTCTAAAGATATTTCTGCAGGCGGAAATATATCAGGTGGTAGTGGTACCTTTACAGGTGATGTTACTGCTCCAAGATTTGTTGATGCCGATGATACTAATTATTTCGCAGACCCAGCAGGTTCTTCCGAATTCCATGATTTA